CTTGATCCATTAAAAACCTACCGAAACGATGTTAATATTAGCTGTTGTCGCTGTAGCTAATGCTCCACCTGTGTGTGTATGAGACACATTAGTTCTAATATCAAAATACTCCCCAGAATTAAGTTGAATTAATGTTGAAAATGTTGAATTAGCAGCAGCTGTTCCTCCACCAATAGCCTTGTATGCAGATCCATTCTTGTATAAAACTGCATTAGCACCAGCCTGTGGTGACCAAACTCCAGAAACTAAATATAGTCTTGGATCTTTTGATCTAAATTTCCATGAAGAACCAACTTCAACACATGAAAAATTGTCAATCTCCTTGCTGTCGTAATTTAAAATTGTTGTTCCTGCTGTCATTGCTAAATTTGAACTCAGCCAATAAGAAGCCTTTACCACTTCACTTGCCGCAATAGTTTGAGGATTAGCTAATTTCTTAAATGTAAACACGCTGTTTCCAGCAGATGCTCCAGCATTTGTAAGTGATCTTACTGTCAGCTTTTGACCTGCTAACATTGGAAAAACTCCAGACAATGCAGTCACATTTCCATTAATATACCCGACATTTGAAACAAAAGATCCATCAACAAATCCACGAATAGTTACGCTGTTGTTTGTTGTGAAAAGTATTCCACCTAGCTCGTAATCTCCTGCTGATCCTGCTGTGAACTCTCCTGTAGTTGAGTTGTAACTTCCTGCTCTATCGACAACAACAGTTGGAAGGATGAATGTTGAGTCAACTCCGCTCCCTCCTGTGTAGGCTCCTGTAGCTTTCGCAAGAACATTAGAGTTTCCTGCATCTGAACTCATCTGAGTTGAAGCTGACCATCCTAAGATTGGAACACGTGCTTTAAATGACAAAACAGCTGTTGAACTTCCAAAGCCAAATGTGCTGCTGAAGTCATATCTAGATGTTTCATTAACACCATTGACGGCTAACTGAGTTGCTGAGTATGCAAAGACAACTCCATAAGCTTCATTTGATGCTGTAGTGAAGAAATATGCATCTCCCACATTGTGCTTATCAGAAGTTCCAACATTCTGATAAGTTGTGTCTATCTGCAGACCATTTGGAATTGTAAATAAATATGTTCCACTTCCAGCTGATCCAGCAGCTGTTTGCTTATAGTCATATTCCATTACCATATACTTGCCGTCTCTCCACCAAACAGCTTTTTCGTAAGAAACAGTTCCTCTCGTTGGTGCTGATCCTGATCCTGCAATTGTCATTGAAAATGTTTGTGGATCAGTAACAGGAACTCCATAAACAAGCTTTGATCTTGAAATTTTGAAAGAATCAAAATAAATACCGACAGTCGTTGTTGCGTTTATCGCTATAACTGCAATTCTGTAAGACGTGGCATTGCTAGATGTTTGAAACTCTCCTTGAGCTTGCCCAACTCCAATTCCTTGAGTCATGCTGAAAACACCAGATGGCTGAACCCATGCTGAATTTGCCACATCGTATAGATAAACTGCAAAAGTGTTACTTGTTGTTCCTGACAAGTTCAAATTGGCAAGTCCAGAAATTACACTGTAAGAAAACTTAAAAGAGAACGGCTTTCCTAGATCTTCCTGGTCAAGTGTATATGGATCAGATATAAAACCCATTCCTGCGCTAATTGATGCACTAGAGGCTATACTTAAAGAGAAAGATCCGGCCAGCTGTCCAGATGAAACTGTTGAAAATGTTGTTATGCCAGAAGCTCCAGCTGTTATTGATCCATTTGGAACTTTCTGCGCATCAAGTGTTGTATTAAACAAAGACCAGCCAACTGTTGTTCCTGTCTCAAAAGATGGATTTACTAAATTATTTTTTTCTCCATCATTGTCGATTGTCTGGCCTGATTGAAGAACCAAGCCTTTTTGTGTAAGAATCTTAGTTCTTTTCCCGTTGAAAATTGCTGGGCTTGCCATGCTTCACCTCAAGTCGTTAAGAGAACAAGCTTAGATTGATATATCCAACGCTTGCTGTTGCGGTTACTGCTTTAATTGAAATTCGAGATCCTGATGGAATGCTTAGTTTCATTCTTCCATTCCCTCCAGGACTGATATAAAACTGATCAACTTCTGAAGCCGCTGCTCCTACTGCGAAAACCAAAGTCTCACCAGAAGAATCAAAGATCTCTAACTCACTGGCGGCGCTTGCTGTTGAAGCAATAAGTTGAACATAGGCTGAAGTTGTTACGTTTGTTGATGAATAATCATTTCTTGCTAAACCAACTTTTGACACAGTTCCTGCTGACATTGTAACAGGAATTGCTGATTGATCACTGGATAGAACAACAGCCATTGAATTGGCCATTGTTTTCTGTCCAAGAGTCGCTGGAAGCTTTCCAGAAGCCGCTGATAATGTTGCCTCTGTTGCAGCTCCCGTTGGCAAAGGTAAAGAAGCCGCGCTCACTGGCTGAGTTGCTTGCCAGAATGTCCCAGCTACTGAAACAGGAGATGTTCTTAATTCTGCATCAGTCAAAGGTCCAGAGACAGGTTGCGTGGCTTGCCAAAAGGTCCCAGTTACTGCTTGTGTTGCTGGAAAGTTTGAAACTCCAACAGTGCCAGAAACAGGCTGAGTTGCTTGCCAAAAAGTTCCACTTACAGGAACAGCAGCTGCTCGAAGCTGAGTATCTGTCAAAGGTCCAGTTACTGCAATCGATGCGTTTAACTTGGTTTGAATTGCCGCAAGAGTTGTTTGCGTTGCAAAGTCTTTTCCGTTCAAAGTTCCTAAGGCTGTTGCAACTCCAGCATCACTAACTTTTGCTTCATTTGAAGCTGTAATTTCTAATCTATTTGTTCCATCGCCGATCTTGGTAACATCTGCATTTGGTCCAACGTCAGTTAACTGCACGTTAAGATCCCCAGCTGTCACGTTGATAGGTCCAGTTACTCCCATAAGCTTCACAGGCAATGGAATGTTGTTCGAAGGCGTTATTGTGTCTTCGTTAACAACTACTGTTGCTGCGTCTAATACGAACTTTAAAGGCCCTTGAGTTGATGTTAATGAAGGCCAAGTGAAATTTGCCATGTTATGCTCCCACCACTTTTGCTGTCATTGTTAAGCTAACGACTCCTAATGTCCCACCTGTTGATTGATATTCAGCCATAAGCCAAATCCCAGGAACATTGAAGATCTCTATTGTATGAGGAAAAACGCCTGTGACAGCAATCGGAGTTCCAAAGTCTAACTCGACCCAAATAGGATTTGGATCTGTGGTTACGTCTTGGTTTGTTGTGTAAATCTTTAAAAGACCTGTCACGTCTCCAGTCCATGATAAAGTCATGAAAACGTGATCCATATATTGGACATTTGTTTGTTTGCTAGTCCAGTTTGCAGTCCCATCGACTGCATCTAGTAACTTAAACGGCGTGATTACATTCTTGCGTGACATTCAAGCGCTCCTTATAAATTCAGGCTTTTGGCCTTACGCTTATTTGCTTAATGTCTACGCAATTTATGTTTTATGACTCCATCATACTTAGCTGACTTGGAGTCGCCATTTGCTCAGCTGGATTCATTTTATTGAGCCCGCTTTGCATCATTTCATCCCCATGTTCATCCACTAATGGCATATTTGCAAATGCATTTTGATAGGAAGCTAAACTTTGTGGCGTGGTTGATCCATCCACGTCATAACCCATCAATAAACTCATTTTAAGCCTTTGCTGGAAGTTCATGTCTAATTGATTTTCCATGACATGGTTCATTATTCTTCCCTGAATGGCCTGAAATAACACAGGATAATTTGATGCCAAAGACTCAATGTGATCCTTGTTCAATGTCCCATTCTTTAGCTTATCAAGCACAGAGAATGGATTTTCCAAGACTTCCATCTTGCGATTGAACTTTGCCACTTCAGCTGCTGGAGGAACAAACTCGACCTTGTGGAAGTTGCTTGAGGCTCTGATGGCCTTTGGAATGTTGTCGTTCACATATTTTAACTGGCTTGAGATCTTCATCATGAGCTCATTTGTTACATTTGGAGCCCCTGTTTTTGATAAAGGAGACAGATTCTCAGCAATCTGATCCATAACTCCCTGTGGATTTGCAACATAATCAACAGCTGTCTTCTTGAGCTTTTCAAACTTTTCTTTTCTTCGAAGGTCATCATTTGTCTGACTTGGACCTTGAATGGCATTTGTAAGGCCAAGAACGCCAGGACCTGAGGCAACAAAGCCTCCAGCCTTTCCAACTCCAGAAAATGCTGAGTCAAGAATGCTTGGGATCTTATCTAGCTGTTTTTGAACTTTTCCCATAAATCCAGCTGTTTTAAAGATCCCATCAACAGGAACAGCATTTCTAAGCTTCATTTCTTGAATTTCACTAGCTAGGTTCTTTCCAACTGACTCAATCGATCCAATTACTGAATGCGTGTCTCCTATCCATCCAAGAGTCTTTGCAGTTCCTGAAGGGTTGATGTTCTTTGGAACAGCTTCATGAATTGTTTGAGCAGCTTCTAAAAGAGCATTCTCTTCCTCTTTAAACATAGCTGATCTAAACTCTGGAGAAAGTTTCTTTATTTCCCTGAAGAATGCGCCAGCCTGAATTTTATCGTCTTTTAGAGACTTCTCTAAGATCTTGTACTTCTCAAGATCCATGATCTTTCCAAATTGCTCTGGATATTTATCTTTAAGCATTGATAATTTATTAAAGTCATTTCTTGGAGCAAACTTCTTTGCAATCATTTCTGGAGCAACATCTTTGATCTCATTTAAGAAGTCCTGAGCGCTTCGGATTCTTCCTAGGCCAATGGCATCTCCAGTTTCTGTGAAGTTCTCCATCATATCGCGCCATGCTGCGTTTGCTGCTTTTCTCTGCTCAAATAGCTGGCCAAGTTTATCCATCTCTTGAAGAGTTTTTTCTCCTGCTCTTCCTCCAACTTTACTCATTCGAGACTTTGCAAAAGCATCGATTGCAGATTCTTCTTGGTTCAAAAGCTTCTCTTGTATCTGTCCGATAATTTGACGCTCTTCTGATGGAGCCATAGGAGACAATCTTTTTCCAAGCCTTGTTCTATATTCCTTCAGCTCAGCGATTGAATTAAACCCTTGCTCAAGCTCATTCTGGATCTCTTTTACCTGAGACTTGATTCCTCCAGAATATCCCCTTAAATCAATCTTAGAGATATTGTTAACAACAGATCCTAAGCCTTTTTTATTGATTGGAATGTTCTCATACTGTTCACCAATGGCATTAAAGAACTCAGAATTGGCCTTCACGACCTTCTCAGCTTCTCCACCAATGCTTTCCTTTAGCTGGTTTCCTACTGAATAAGAAGTTAGCTCAGGCTTATCAACTCCCATGATCTTCTTAACTGTGTCATCAATCTTGTTGTAAACATTTTCATAGATCTTTGATCTTCTCGCCCCTGCTAAAGTTGACGTATTTTGAGAAAGAGCAGAGTCAGCATCTTGAACAACTCTTGAACTTGATGCCATGCCTTCAGTAACAGGAACTCCAAGAGCTTCAGCTGATTCTCTAATTTTAGCGAAATTCTGCTTTAATTTGCCTTGCTCGGCTTTTATAACATCAACAACCTTATCGTCCACTCCTGTTTTAATCGCTGCATCCAATAGAGATCCATCACTCTCAGCCATTGGATCAATGACCTTCTCGGCTTTTCCTAGATTGACAGCTTCTTTTGAGCCAATTTCTCCAGCTTCAAGCTTGAATTTATCTTGAGCAATCTTTCTTAATCCATTAAATGTCTCGCCCACAGGACCAGACATAACACCTAGACCAACGCCTAGACCGCCAGCAATCAATAAACTCTCTGCTGCGGCTCTGTGATCTCCCAAAGATGCCTCTGTGATTGCCTTAGGAGCCTCTAGAACCACTCCTTCAGTTCCAAGTCTTGCGGCGGCTTCTCCAGATTTTGCTAAAATTCTTGCAGCAACATTCTCAGATCCTTTTTCTAGTCCGATTCTAGTTGCTAACTGCTTTGCAACAAACTCTCCAACGCCTTTACCCGCTGCTTCAGCGCCCTTAAATATAGGACTTCCAAGATAAACAGAAGAGCCAAAACCTACAACACCACCAAGCGCATTTGAAAACGCATGATCTTCTTTTAGAGCTCTTACTTTTTCCACTTCAAAAGGATCAGCTAAATGCTCGAAAGCTACCTCAGGAACTCCCATAAAAAACTGATTTGCAGCCTGGCCTATGGCTACCTTTGCAGATCCTGCAAGATTGTCATTCTCTGCAACATATTCCCTGACTCCAGTCTCACGAGGAGCCTCCAAGCGATATCCAGCAGCAAGAGCCTCTCTGATCTCAGCTCCATAAACCTTTCCAGGTTTACCTGATGGATCAACGACATTAACGTCCTGATCAGGCTTAAATCCAAGATCACCATTCATGATCTTTGATTCAATATCAGTCATCTGAGAGTCGCCTTTATATTTAGCAGAAACTTGCTGAATGCCTGGCGTGTCCTGAGCATAGAAATTTCCCATTTGCTTCATCTTGTCTTGAGGCAAGAATTTATCCACAGTTTCCTGAAATGATGGCCCTGTTAGCTCAAATTGATCCATTTTTATCTCCTAGTGGCTTCTCATTTTAAATTCTTTTGGAAGTAATCCATAACTCTCTAAAGTTGGGAATGAGGCTTGTGAGTTTAACTTCTGCACAATACTTCCAACTTTTTTATTATAGGTTTCTTTTGAGTCAGTAACACTTGGAAGAAGGCCCTCGATTATTTCAAATTCAGACTCAGATTTACCTCCAAAGATCTCAGAAGTAAGAGACTTAATCTTAGTGATTGCTGCTTTTTTCTGAGAATAACCCTGAAGACCAGAGACTCTGTTTTTGTAAATGTCATCCATAGCCTCAACAACACCGTCAACAACTCTTGAGTGTTTCTGGTATTCTCCGCGCTCTTTTAAAGCTTCTTTTTGAAGATCTGGAGGCAACATTGCAACTTTTCTTGCCATGTCATCTGCTGCCATTGCCATTGGACTGAATCTATATTGCATCATTAGATTCTGCTGAAGCTCTGTCTTTTTAAGGTTTAGTTCACCCATCATCTTCTGAGCATTAGCTTGAACCTGAAGGCCTTGATTTTGCTCTGCGTATTTCTTCAAATTGAGCTCTGCAATGTTGATCATAGATAATCTAGTCGCTGTTGCAGCTGCTCTGCTATCTTGAAACTGATCCATCATGTCTTTATAGATATTGTTCTGAAGAAGAACGCCACCTTTTTGTGATTCAGCGTTGAACTTCTGAGCATCAATGTCTCTCGAAATAGCATTATTGATGTAATCTAAAGCTTGGTTAGGACCTCCAAGACGGCCAACGCCTCCAAGAGCAACTCCGATTGCTGCCATGACCTTCTGTCCTGTGGATTTATCAGCCCAGAATCTATTTGGATCAACTGTGGCTTTTGATAAGTAATTATTAGTCATCTGCTCAATGGTCTGACGCTTATCTTCAAGTCTTGCTTGTCGATCAACTTCAACCTGTTGCTGCTTGTTTTGCCATTCTTGAAGATCATTTGTGGCTCTTGTGATTGCTGCTGTGGCTCCTGCTGCTGCATTAGCTCCTGCAATAGCGCTCTTTTCAATCCCTTGCTGCATTTGACCAAATGCCTGATCATAACCAGAAGCAAGACCTGGAAGCATTCCCATCTTTGCAGAATAAGGATCTTGAGGAGCTTGCTGAATTTGCATGCCTCCATCAGATGTTTTTTGAAGTCCTTTAATTCCTCCAACGCCTTCTTGTTCCTGAAATGCTTGTTGGCCAGCAACTGATGCTTCAGCCTTAGGAATCCATTTCCCCATCTGCGCATTCCATCTTAAATCTTGCTCTTGAGGAGCGACTTCTTGAGGAGCTTGAACCTGCTCTTGTTGAACAGGAACTTGAGCTTGCACGTTAGTATTTACCTTTGCTTCTTCAATCTGTCTTTGAAGCTCAGGACTAACGCTCATCTGAGGTGAAGCGCTGACAGTGGTAGGTTGCAGAATGCTGGATAAAACATTAGCTTGTGATGGATCTTGTGGTGGGACTTGGGAGACGCTACCACCGTCAGCATAATTTTTAACTTTTCCACCATTGAAGTAATTTTGTAACTTCTGGTGTGTATCAGCAGAGATAATTTTCTTATCGAGAAGTTGCTGTGCTGTTTCTGGTGTAATCATTGAGGCTTTCTCCTTGCTTGGGATCATATCAACTCCAAATTTGACTGCGTTAATTGCTGCTCCAACTGGACCTTCAACAACATTTAACGGATCAACAACCATTTTCCCAATTTCTTTAGGAACATTCATTGCTGATTTATCTTTTGATAGGTTCATTAGATCCAATCCTTTTTCTGTGATAGGATCAATATACTTCTTCTTCTGCTCATCATAAAATTGAGATACTTTTTTCAATGGCTCCAGTGGGCTAATATCTGCCATTGGCATTGCTCCAGCTCCAGCCATGATCCATTTTGACTTTTCAAATCTTGGATCAAAAGCCGCTTGTGTCATCCTTACATTTTCAGGCCTGTCCACTCGAATGTCTGCAAGTGTTCCTGGCATTCCAAAGTCTTCATGCAATTTATAACCTGCTTTATCGATTGCTTTTGTTATTTCTTCTTTAGGCAAGTTTTTTTCTAAAAGCTGAAGTCCTGCTTCACTTCCTCTTTTAAGCCTTATTGTTTTTGGCTCTTCAATCCCATATTTCTTTAAAATTTCAAGAGCCGTCTCTTCATCGCTAGGACTAAATGGCTTATTATTGTTTTTAGACACAATATCATAAACTCTTCCATCTCCATGATCTGCAAATTGAGTGGCATAGTTTTTACTGTTTGTTAAATAAACACCTTCTCCATATTTTGCTTTACCACCGCCGCCTTTTGATTCTTTAAAACCAGACAGATCATGATCAATATTTTTTGCAGGAGATCCATGATACAAAGTCTCATTTACATCAAATCCTTGCTTTACAGCTCTTTCTGCTTCTGTTGAATTTTCAAAAACATTCAAGGCTTTGCGATATTGAGCGTATTTTTCAGGATCTGTTTTGTAAATAGCCTTCACCTTGCCAACAGTGTTTAGCTCTTTTAAAATTGCTTTTGCAGCTTTAAAATCCATTAGTAACCTCGTAATGCCATTACAAACTTTGTGATCTCTTCTGGAGCCATTGAGGCAACAGACCTAGGAACTACAATCTCACCAGGGCTTAACATTGTTGGAACCTTGTCATTAGCTTTTGAATCACCTGCAACTGGAGCTTTCCCTGGGATTACTGCTCCTTCTGACGCAGTGAACATCATTCCAGCATTTAATCCATCAGCAGCTCCGCCAGCCATAACTTGAGAACCACCTTTTCCTTTTTCAATATATTCAGACATTGCTCCAGGAGTCCAGCCACCAGAAGACTGTTGTTGAGAAGCTCTTGCTTGATGAGCTCCAACAATAGCTCCAATTTGAGAAGCAAAATTGTTAATAAAATTACTGTCTTGAGACTGCATCTGTGGAACCATTTGAGGCATTACCATTCCACCTTCAGCCATTCCACCCATTTGAGCAGCTCCTGAAGCTATTGATCTGATTGTCCCAGAAGCTCTGTCAGCCTGAGTTTCAAATGCTCCTTGCTTAGCTTGCTGCTGAGCCATTCTTCCTTGTCTTTGAGACTGGAGGGCTTGCTGTAAAAGCTGATCATTTGCCATCTGCTCTTGAGCACGCATCATTCCAGCTTGTTGATTTGTTTGAGACTGCATGGCTCCTTGCTGTTGCTGTGCAAGTCTTGCCGCCAAAGCTGGGTTAATCCCTCGCTGAGCTGCTGCGCTCCCCATGGCCATCGATTGAGCCTTCTGCATTCCTGCATTCATCTGCATCTCTGCGATTGAAGGAGCTTGGCCAAGTGATCTTTGTTCTAATCTTGAATTTAAACCGAGTTCTTGAGCGTTAGGATTAAAGGCATTTGGATCTGTTTCAAATCCATTCCAGCCAGTTCCAATTCCTACAAATTGACCAACTTGACCTAATGCCTTGCCGATTCCATCTGATCCACCCATTGCTGAAAATGCTGCAACTGTTGCTCCCATTATAACTCCTTTTCTAAAAGTATTACATTATGATGACAGGCCTTCAATTTAAAACCATAAAACAAGCTGGCTTTTAGGCTTTCTGTTGATCCATTTGTTGATGGAACTACTGTCACTGTCATTATTTCGCATCCTGCTTCAATAGCTATCATTGAGACTGCATTCATTAACTGAGTTGCAACTCCCTTGCGGCGTGCCTCAGCTTTAACGAAAACATCCTCAACATAACATTCCTTGTCCTTGATAAAGTATGATGCAAAGCCTTCTTCAAGCTCAACGCATTCATAGCCTTTTCTCTCAGAAATATATTCCTTAAATAAACTCATAAACGCTTTCCAGCATTTACCTTCATGAATCCCTGCTTCATTCCAGCCTCAAAACTCATGTCTGTGATGTTCAAACATTCTTCTGTCCCACCTGATGGAATTGCTGTCATTCTGATTTTCATAGATTCACACTTTTGACGCTTTAAATGTATCAAAGGTTGATAAACACTGTCATTATAAGCAGAGCCAGAAATAGAAGAAGAATCGAAGTTGTATTCATCGTAATTTGTCTCATCGTAATCATACCAAATTTTAACATTTAACGCGTGAGCTGACTTTAAAGATCCCAAGAATCCAAGCCTGTAAACCCTTTGGTAATCTTGCACGTCTTTTAACTGCATCCATTGAGTCTCAAACATTGAAGAATAACTCTCAACTGCTGAGCCAATGTCTTTAAATATCGTGCTGTCTTCTCTGAAAAGAGCGCCAGATGAATCGATTCTGACGTTTATTCCCTTCCAGATACACGCATCATCTGCTCCATACTTAGTAAATACAGACCAACGACCTGTGTCGTAATCAAACACCAGACATTTGTCTGTATCTTTAAGGTAAAATCTGGCCTGTGTGAGCTTCTGATCTGAAGTTGACAGCACAGCTCTTGAAATAGCAAAGCTGTTAAAGTCCTTCACATAAGCCCCAACGTAACTCGTTTGAAGCTTCCTATCTAAGAGATAAATCCCCTTCTCGCTCTTAAACATAAGGCCATGAGGGATTAAAACAATAGAGTTATGTGACACGCATCCAACGTCAGAGGTGACATTAAATGGCTGAGAGAATGAAACCTGAGAACCAAGGTCATTAGCCCCGTCTCCTGATAAAGCAATGATCTTATTTTTCTTAAATATAATCAGCTTGTCATCCATCTGAGCATGGCCAGTGATCGGAGATCCATCATTATCAACTGTTGCATAAAGCTCTTTTGCAAACTCAATAGGAGCTCCAACAACACTGGTTTTTGAGTAATAGATCTCATTCCCACTTGTCCCAGCAACCACCACTCTGTTCTTAAAGAAACTTAAATTCTTACATGCTTGAATTTGAGCATTATCTAGGACTCCTCCAGCTGTGTAAATTGGCTGGTTCTTAATTAAATTATCGTCCAAGATTGTGTCATTAAACTGAAGTCTAGTTGATGTTGAAGAGAAAGATGGATCATAAAGGAATGAGTTTATCTTGTAAAACTCAGTCCCATTGTTTGTGGTTCGATAAATTTCGACCTTCACCTTGTCAATATTTCTTAAAGTCACTGGAGGCGTGTGCAAACAAACAGACAGCTTCCCTTTTTTATCACCTTCAGAATCAACCGTGACAGACTTTTGTGCTGTTGTTGCTGATCTGATGATGTTTCCATTCTTATCTGTGTAAGAGAAAAGAGCTGTATATGAGTAATTTCCTGATGGAATTGTCCCATCAGTGACCTGATGATAACCTTTGCCAGAAACTGTTGTGGTATTAGAAACAGATTTTAGCATCAACGTGCTGGCATCATTCTTAGTGCTGTACAAGAAAGAGCCTGGATAAACGCTCTTTAAAGCAGCCATCGTCTCGCTGAGGATCTCACTAGCTGTCATTGTGCTAGTGATATAAACAAGAACATTGTGAACTGGGATATAAGCCCCATTATCCACAGAGAACGCAATCTTCTGATTGGTCAAAGCGCCTATTGTAAAGTCAAAGTAAACACCAACAGCCCCAGCTAACTGATTGCCATTGCAAAGATTCAGCTCAAGGCCTGTATTTGCAGCATCCGACGTGTCTAAAGTGGCGTTAATCGCGCTGGTTACGTTTAAAACTCCTATATTTTGAAGCTTTGTGGCTCCCAAAGAGATAAACTCAGGATAAAGAAAGAAATTATTCTCACAGAATCTAGCTCCATCATAAGCTCCTAAAAACCCACCACTCAAAAGAGTCGTATTAGACAAGTAAGACTTTGAAGCTGATTCATTAGGCAAAAGATCAATGCTGACTTCTTGAATGGCTCCTTGATACAAAATAGATGCATCTTGAGCTGAGATAATCCTGTTTCTTACAGATACTGGGAAAATCAACTTGCCGCTGACAACGCTCACCTTTGGCATCAATGGAAGGCCAATGTAATTAAGAAGACCGTCGTTAAACATGGCTGTGACTTGAAAATCTGTCTCTGATTTACCTTTTAAAACGTCAATCAAGAAGCCTGTTTGCTGAATCACTGAGGCATCAGTGTTAACATTTCCATAAGCGCATGGGATATAAACCGTCTTTCTCTCAAGGTCTGTCACTGGCTCCCCAATGATTGTTAAGGTTCTCCCAACTCTGGAATAAGCCTCAACAACAGCTGAAGCACTGATCTTTGACTTATAGATAATGTCATCAGGAACATTCTTCCCACTGAAAATGCTTGTGATCACTTCTTCAATGAAAACCCACGTGTTTGATAAAACATCTGGATCTTGAGCAAAGCAAATATGAGTAAAAAGCCTTGTATCTCCAGTCACTGTTCCTAAAGTCATGGCTGTGATTGTTGTGGATAAAGTTAAAGTCGATGATGTAAAGCTGAGAACCTTCACTAAAATATCAAAATCCCCAGAGCCAGTATCTAAATAAGCAAAATACAGCTTCTCGCTAGAGCTATTCCAGAAGATATTAGCTCCTGCAATCCCTGCGATTGAGTAACCTGGGATTGAGCCATCAACAGCTCCTGTTGAATTGATTGCAAAGATCTCTGGAGTATTGCCAGAATAAGAAATAAAGACTCTTTCTCCAACTCCTGCTTTGTTTGTATAACAAAACTTGAGCTCTGAAATGCTCCCTTTATTGGCCAAAACCGTCGCTGAAGATACCAAGCCTCCAGAGAGAACATCTCGAATCTTCATTTGAACGCCTAAGCCGCCTTGTTCCAAGTAAACAATGAAGGCCTTGCCAGCGACTGGAAAGGTAATAACCTGAGCATCAAATGTTGATAACAATGACGTGCCTGTTCCAATCTGAGCATCTGCAATCAAATACGTGTCTGAAGTGTTATCTTTAACTGAATAATTTAAGAATCTTAAATTTGAGATGTAATCAAAACCGCTATAGACGTAAATTGATAAGTTGCCATTGATCCCCATTGCTGGAGTCACAAGGCTGTATTGATTTGACATGATTGGCTTAACATCAACAACACAAGGATCGAAGTTGCCTTTGATTGTTACTTTATCAAGGTCTTCCACATAGCTGTATAATCGCCCCTTGTTCTGCATTAGAAGCTCATCGGAGTGTGCAAACACGTCACTGGCCTTAGTGGTTGATCCAATAGATATTGGCCTAGCATCGTCGTTTAGGACGCTTGTCCCGACCTTCCTAGTTCCATATCGCTTATCAATTCTTTTCATCTTTGGATAAATGAAGTCTTGAAGGACATTAAACTGGTTGTCTGGTCCAACTTTAATATCTGAAGTATTATCAACTCCAGAACCTAAATTCATTGATATGATCTGTCTTTGTAAAGCCATTAAAAAACCCACAAGTCTGCTGTGCAATCTGCACTAGCGTTTAATTTTACATAAGTCTCTGACTCTGATGATGAAGTAACCCAGAAAACAGCGTTTGCTGATTGCTTTGTAACAATATAACCAACGTATTTTCTTTTTAACTTATGCTGTATTTTATTTTCTGATCCTGATGTTAATGAAACTCCCTTTATTAGAGTCCCATTTGTGATCTCTTTTGATGAGATTGAATCAACTTTTGTAATTACATTGTTCTGCATCTGTGACGATGCAAAGTCATCTTGCTGGATATAAGGGATATTTCCGCTCATATTACATCCTTGGCATTAAAATGTCATTATACCAGTCATTTCTCACATCTGAAATTCTGTCAGGCTGCATATCTCTATTAGAAGCCATCGCTTCAATACGTGCAATTAAAGCCTGTTTCTGAGCCATTAAAACTGAAACATCACTTTCCTCTTTGGCCAGCATCTTAATCGCTGCATCCACAGTGATATATTCTTGAAAATCAAGAACTCCCGTTAACGTATCAGCATCAAGGTCTAATGGAGTATATCTTGGGACATACCACAGCTTATAAGTGCCAGGAGAAGCATCGTCAGGCAAAACAGTAAGAAGACTTCCCATAACTCTGTAGATTCTGTCCGAATAACCTCGAATACTTCGCGTCGTATTTCTTGAAATTTTGTTTCTGTCTTCAAAGCTGAATTTCCTTACAGTGATGTAATCATTTTGATTGATCTTAAAATCAAGCCCTCGGACCTTATACAGATCCGAAGGCAATGAATAGGAATTTGATCCTGATGGAATAGTGAACTCGACCTGCTTGGAGAAGTAATCCTCAAATCGACTGACTAAAATGTCATAAAGCTCTGCAAAGCTCTGGTTGATGTAATCCTTTAACTCAGGCTCTGAGATAAAGGTTGAATTTTCCATGTTTGCTTTTTGCCTTGCTGCAAGTTTCAAATCAGCCAATGTTGACATTTACTAGCCCTCCATCATGTCTTGAGCTTCATCTTTTTCCTCAATAATGTCCATAAAATCCCGAAGGCCTTCAATGAGCATCATTTTATCTTTAGTCTCGATTGCTTTTAATATCTTCTCTGCTACAGATTCAACAGCAACAGAGCTATCCTCTTGAACCTCAGGACCTTCAACGTCTTCTGAAGGCTTTGATCCACCAAGGATTATCGAAGCAATCTTCTTGTTTTGTGGCATCATTCCAAGCATTGAAGCCTCCAACTACACTGACGTGTCTTTGAGTTCAATTTTGAAATAAAGCACTGCGCCAGAAGCTAAGTCTTTTGCTGCTAAAGTCTCATCAAGAAACTCAATAACAATTTGCTGAGCTGATTGTGTGTCAACTGAGCGAACTACCATTTGAGCCACTGCTGGACTTCCAGAAGCTAAAAGAATTGTAGGACAGAAACCCATGAACGCAACATAAGCGTCCTGAAGAGTTACTGTGTACTTTCCTGCGCTGTTTCTTACGATGGATGCAATACCTTTAGAACCAGCAGCGTCAATAGTTGGCGCTCCAGCTGCTCCGATTGCTACCTTTCCGTAAAGGTGAACAATCTTTTTCTCTAAAGTGTATTGGAATTGTGTGAATAAACGATTTGCCATGAGAACTCCCTTATTTGGTATGGGTTAGACGACCAGGTGAGCCCCCCCACCTGGTCCTTGCATAATTATGCAGAATTTAGAACTAAACTTGAATATTTACGTTGAAACCAGGAGCCGAGCAGCCCATGTTTGCATAATATCCATAACGAACTTCAACGCCATCAGCGCTTGATTGACGTAACATTTGAAGACCGTCTGTGTCGATTACTCGCACAGCAGCTCCAAGTGAGTTAAGTCTCCAAGTATCCATTTGAAGTCCAAAGATTCTTGCTGCTGGACAGTTTTGATCTGCAACAACTTTGATTGGACCTTTTGGACCATTGATTTGAATACCACGGAATGCAACTTCAGCAGTTACTTTCATATCTAGGTATTGAACTTTTGATCCCAATGCTTTTTCAAGCTCAGAGAATTTAGCATAGTTCATTACATAGTGAGAAAGTTGACCGCCTTCACGTGCTACCAATGAAGCAGCATCGATCAAAGCTTCTTCAATAGGTTGACCTACTGAATTTTGACGAAGACCAGCAAGACGTGTTACGTCAGAGCTTCTGTCAACGCCAAAGAAGTTGTCACCAGCTGTAGGAGCTACAGAAGGAAGCCAAGCTTCAAGACCAGCAATTTTAGTCAAAGAAGAAGCAGCATGATCTCCGCGAACGAAGATGAAGTCGCCAGCAGCGATTGTTGGAATACCATTTGCTGCATCGGTTACGTTGAATGCAAAAGTGATAGTTCCAAGACCACGATCAACTCCAGTGATTACAAGACCGAAACCAGAAGAACCAAAAGCTCTTGAAGCTCCAGATACTGTTGCAGCAACTTCAAGTTCCATATCAACTTCGAAGTTAGTCACATCAGCAGGGTTAGAAAGAGTCAAAGTTGTTCCAGCTACAGAAGAGCCAGCTTTGATTTGACCAATTTCACCGTAGCCTGATTTGAACATTGCGATTGCTTGTGAACGAGTCAATGAGTTGATTGCTCCATTGATCTCAACAGTTGCAGCTTCTAAAAACGCTCCAGCGTCACCTTGAGAAGCAAGCAATACTTCATTTTGGATTGTAGCAACAGAATAATCACTTACACGAGTAAGCAAGAAGTCTTTAAGCTTTGAGCTTGAAGTCTGTCCACGTGCTTGAGCGCGTGTGAATGTTGCTGATCGACCTTGTGGGTTTCCATAAATCAAAGGAACTTGCAAGTTACGACCTGTGAATGATTCGAATTTTGGCATCATTGCCAAAACTGGGTTATTCTTATAGCATTTGTTACCCTAGAGGCTCTTTATCCTCTAGTTCTTACATTTCTCCAAATATCCAATTGCATTCTTTAAAATATCCTTGCTGTCCTTTAAAAGGCCAATTCCTCTGTTGCACGAGTGGCAAAGAAGACCTCTTACTTCTCCAGTGTTATGATTATGGTCAACATTTAAAGCCATTTTTATGTCCTTTTGGTGAGTCCCACAAATAGCGCATGATCCATTCTGTTTTAAAAAAAGATCGTCGTATTGCTTAGACTCAAGTCCATAATATCTTTTCAAATGCTGCTTCCTAACCTTTTCAGGATTATAAGAGTTTCTAGAATATTCCCTTACCTTTGAAATGTTATCTTTAACATATTCAGAGTGAATTTTATCGGAACATTGTTTACACGTGTTTTTAGTGCCAGATGTTCCATCCTTACGTCTTTCCCCGTTCTTATAGAACTGAGTTTCGACTTTAAGTTTGTTACATTTAATACACTTCTTCACGCTTTCTCCTTCATGTAAGCTCAGAGTACATTTTCACGACTTGTCGTGTCGGGCACTCGTGGGGATATTATATTCTCTCTTGAGTTTCAATCCCTACTCGTTACGATGTTGCACAGCGTTGCCTGTGCAATTATCTCGGTATTCCCATCTCAGGGTTCACCGATATTGCCCGATTTATACATGGCCTGTTAGCTAACCACCATGTTTTGAACAGCTTGGTCTGTGTAAATTGTTTTTAGTGCAGCATCAAATGAAGTTAAATTTAAAGACATAAAGTTTCCTTTCAGGGAAAATAAAATTGTGGGTTTTATTCTTTATGTCTTTGAATGAAATAATCTGTCTTAGTGGCTATCTAAAGCCTTGGCTTCGCATTAACTGCAAGGCCTTAGCTTTTCGCTCTTCGAAACTCATCCCTGTGTCATCACTAGGAGCTGAGCTCTGAGCTTTAATAGCTGAAGTCAGAGTTGTGGATGGCTGTCCATCTGTCTTAACTGTGGTTGATGGCTTCTCTTCTGTTGTCTCTGAAGATTGCCAAAGCTTTTTGACGTTTTTAAGTTTCTGAGCTTCTTTGTAGTAGTAACCTTCAACTAAATCAGCGGCATCATCTGTTGAAATTACTTCTCCTGTTTGCTGAAACTTCTCCGCTATAACGTCGTAAACTGTGTCAAACACGCCCAAAGAATTGATAAGCTCGTACTTATCAGCCTTTGACTTCAATTCATCGTGCAGGTTATTTCTAAATGCGTCAATAGTCTTTTGGTTCTCTTCTTCTTTCTTTCTGGCCTCAAGCTCCTTAGCTTCATGCTCCTTGGCCTCAAGTTTCTGAAGAAGCTCATTATACTTCTTTTCCATTGCTGAAACTTTATCGTCAACAGTAGGCGGCTCACCTTCTTTTAAAGCCATTTCAATGACCTTATCTAAAGACAGGCCTGACTTTTTAAGGAACTCTAATGGATTTGATTCTTTGATCTTCTCCAGCTCTTCCCAAGGCTTGTATTTGTTCTCTTGCTCCTTTAAAGCCTGTTCCTTCATGAACAGTTCTTTTTGTCGCTTGGACAGAGCTGCAAACTTTCGACTAAAGTCCTGGTCTTCTTGTGCTTTGACGGGTTGAGTCGCTGCTTTCTCGCCTTCTTGGAGACCAGCGGCTTGAGTGATCTCTTTGCCGCTTTGGATGCCTTGGTTAACTGCTGGCGCTTGTGAGCTAATAATTGCTTGTGCTTCATTCATTTTTTACTCCATTCCTGTTGGCTGTTGCTGATCGACCATGCCGTTCATTGGCATTACATCAGATCTAGGTGACTTATTTGGAATTGCAACTGGCTGCATCTGAGCCATCGCTTGCTGTTGCTGCTGCATTAGCCCCTGTTGAGCGATCTCCATTAAGGCCTTACAATCTTCAATGTAATTTCTTAATAGCTCTAGGCGCTCTTCTGGGACGTTTTGAACCTTAGCGTTTAAATACGTTTGCTGAGCAATGGCCTGAGCCATGTCTAGCTTCATGTAAGGCTCTGGAGCCTCATAAATTCCTTTTGAAACAATCTTGTCCAAAGTCTTAATGATAACTCTTCTTGGAGCTAAGATCTTGTCTGTTGCTGCTTTAATGTCTGGGAAGTCTAAAAGATCCATGGCTGTGTCTTTATCCAAGAACCCAGCTTGAACCAATTCTGTGATCTTCTGAAGCTTTCCAGCTGGCTCTGTTGGTAAAACAGAAGTCGGAAATACTCTCAAAATATACTTGTTTTCATCCATGTGAACATCTTTGAAGTTTACAAGCTCCATTCCATCATCTGTGGAAACCTTAACAGATACTTTAACTTCTGAAGATAAGTCCTTCATCATATCTAGGATTATCTCAGCTGACGTGATGTAAGCATCTTCATATCTTTGGCCAACAATTTGGAATCTGTCTGACTCAATGTCTTGATATTCCCTTAAAGCAACTCCAGAATTTAAGCCCTCTGGCTTCTTACTTGCCGCTGACAGCTGGGAAACTCCAGTGATCTCATAAGCCTTTTGAACCAAGTTCCATAAATGCTGATAAACATCAGGGCTCATGGCTTGAGGCGTGTGAAAAACTGGAGCATTTCCTGTGTATTTACAAAGAGCTCCAATGTCATTATTGATCCCTGCAAGGTTTACTTGGGAATGGTTCTCAACAAATACTCTTGGAACAGCAAATAAATGCATAGATAATTGGATGTTCTTTAGGATCTTATTGATCTCTAGTTGAATTGAGATCAATTCCTCTGCTAGGCCAGTCCCAAAGAAGCCAGTCAGCTTGTCACTCCATCTGATGAACGCAAAAGGAAAATATGTTTTAGTCCATTCTTCACAAAGAAGCGTGCAGTTTTCCACGCAAATCACATGCATTCCATCTTTTGCAGTGGCTCCGCTTGGCAAATGCCATGCTTCAATCACCTTTACCAGGTCTTTAACCATGTCTGAATTCATTGTTGAAGGTAAAGAGTTTGAAGCCATCTCAATCTGGTCAGCCTCATCTGGAAACATTTCTTTAAGAACCTGCTTATTAACAAGTCTTCTTTGGAATAACACGCTTGGCTTTCCATAAATACCGTCAGCATCGTCAATTAAGAGCTCTTCAATGATTGTTCTCTCAGCTTTAACTGTCTTTGCTTCTTTATCTGGATAAAACTTAACAGCTCCAGTTCCAAAAACGCATCCATCTCTAAATGACTTTTGCATCTCAGGATGAAGGTTAATCGCATCAGCCTGACCATCCATAAACGCCGTCAACTTCTTAGCAGTTTGCTGAAGCTCCCAGTTTCCTCCTTCTGTTAAGAAGAGAGGTCTTGGCTTGGCTTTAGCAATCTTGCTAGTGACTGTGTCAATGCAAGACTTAACAACATTAAGGCTAAGGCGGTTCGGCAAATAATAATCATTAACTGGAGCAGTGTAAATTCCAGCATAAACTCCAAGAATTTCCAGATTCGAATAAAGCCTAGCATACTTGATGTTATTAAGAGTTCTAAACTGTTGTCTAGTTTCCAGCATTTCCACTGTTTGAAACACGTGCTTATGAACTTCATCTTTACTCTTCCCCCACCAGCGTGTTGAATACTTCTCTTTGTTATACTTATCTGTATTAACCCATTCTGTTATGACTTCTTTCATGATTTAATCCTTTAAATTCTTGGTTGTTGCTGAGCTGCTTGGCCTGATGACCAGAACAATTCATCATCTGTTGTTTGCTGAGACATTGCCTTTGAGATTACATCAGGTGGATTTAAGTGAATTGTCTTTCTGATCTCAATTTCACCGATCTTTAAATAATCAAGCTTGGACTTTTCCACAATATCCACAAGCTTTTGCACATCTTGAATAGTTGTAAATGCTAGTTCCATTCTTCCTTCTCCTCTTTAAGTTGGTTTCTTAATCTTTGTGCTTCTCTTTCCCACCAGTCATCCATGGCCTCATTTGTATTTGGCTTGTGAATTACTGGAGCAGATGTTGAAGCGAAGTTATAACAATATCTCCAGGCATATAATGCGCCGTCAGATAAATGATTATCGTATCTTGAATCTTCAACTCTTTGTTCCTTCTCTGAGTCCCAGATAAGGTTCATCCATTCTTCTTGAAGATCCTCTGTTGTTCCACGTAGAACTTGAACAAGTCCTTTTCTTAGATCTGAGTTCATGATCTCAATAAAGCCTGACTTGCCATGCTTATCTGATGCTTCTATTGGGATTCCATACCTTTGTTTGATCTCTTCACCGATCATCTTGCCTTGAGCTCCAAGATCAGCCACAACTCTGAGAGTTGGATATTGCTTCATGTAATATTTAATTCTCTCAGCAACATCACTAACTGTCATTTCATGCTGTTTGTGAGCTGATAAAATAAACATTCGATTGTCATGCTTATGATAAGAGCACAAAACAAATGCGCTAGGATCTGGATCGTAACCAAGATCCACTCCAAGAACGTAAAAGCTATCTTTTTGATTCTTAACTTCATCAATAACATTTAAGTCCTTGCTGAATTTGTAAACAAGAGCATCTTCATCAGCAACCCACTCGCCAAGCCACTCTCTTCGATAGGTTGGATTGTCATCAGTCCAGCCCTTCTTGCTCTTAATATCGTCAACAACTGACTGAATGTTTGGCATATATGGATTCTGATAAACGCTCCATTTATGAGTATTAAACCCAAACTTCGAGTGGGACACGTCAAAGAAATATCCCTTAGGCACTGGCCCTGGAGTTCCTGTGACTGCCAGCTGGCCATCAGAGTAATCGGCAATGGCTGGAGTTAAAATGTCATCAACAAGCTTTTCAATGTGAGTTCTAAATGATTGAGCTTCATCGATGCCAGCAAAAGGTGTTTTAATCCCCCTGAGTCGCTCAATGAAGTTCTTTTGATCTGCTCCAAAGAGCTTAATGGTTGATTCATTTGGAAGAGTCACTGTGAGGTTACTCTCTGTAAAGACAGCTCCAAGGTTATTCTTCTCGTTTATCTCTTTAAGAATTGGCCAAACAATGTTTCTTGCTGAATCCCTAGTGAGGGTAATATAAGGCAACATCACACCTTTGTGTTTCCTTGCGACGCTGAAGAATTTATAACCTAGGCCTGTTGATTTACCGCTTCGGCGTGTAGTTTGAGCCGCAATAAACCTGGAATTATCAAGAACAAAGAGCGCTTGCTCCTTGAATGACATGTCCACAACTGGACCTAGTTTAGATCTTCTTCTTTCTAGCTCTTGAGCTGCTAGAAATGCCTTCTTTTTAAAGTCCATTATTTCTTCTTAGGAAGTCCAAGAGTGTCGATTGAAACAGTCTTTGCTGGTAGCTCAGCTTCTTCAGTGACTCTCTTTTCTAAAGGATCAGCCCACTGGACGTTAGTCGCATGGACAATATGCTGCATTTTCTCATCTGTTGAAGGAAGAACAATGCGACCATTGATGTAATAAATCTGCTCTTCTGTGTCATAAAAGATCGATTCACAGTTCTTTCGAATGTCAGCTGACATTGAAGTAACTCCATCAACCATGACAGCAGATCCAAAATTAACTCGTTTGATTTTCTTTAGCATGATGCTTCTCCTAATGTTGGAGCCCACCTCTCGTCATGAGAACTCTGTAAGAGCTGGAAGCTTTATCCAAGTGGGCGTGTTCTTATTTCTTTGCTGCTTTTTTAGTTACTTTTTTCTTTGCTTTAGCCATTACAGCCTCCTTAGTTGTGGTTTAAACATCATGAAGAACTTTTGCATAATATGCTCAGTCCTTTTCCCTTTATTATAAGTGCAGAAAATAATGTTCACGCCGTTCTTTCTGGCTTCTTCAATGAGCATGTTAGCGATTTTGAAGCGTCGTAATGGCTCTTTGACATAGATGTAATGAATGATCAGGGTTTCTTTATCTAGTCTGTTAAAAACAATATAACCATAGATGAATTGAGGAGTCTGTGGATCACAAGCAATGATTGCTTTGCTGCTCTTTAAGATCTCTGCAATGTCTCTTTTCTCATTCTGGAAGAACAAGGTCTTTTTAATGTCATGAAGATTGTGAAGCCATGATGAATTTAACCAAGATGAATAGATAAAAGCTTCATCGTCTTTTGTTGATTCTCTAAAAGTTATGTTCATTTTATCTTCTCTGCGGCTTCTTTGATGATCTTTTCAAGCTCTGCATCTGACATTTTATCAATGCTGATGTTTACCTGTGATACTTCTTCTGGCTGTTTATCACGCCACTTGAATCTGTTCTTCATGTTGAAAACCCAGACTGTAGCATTAAAATTCTCAATAAGACCTTTAACGGCCATAGTGCCAATTCGCTCATAAAATAAGCGACTTTCATCAAAAGCGATGCTTTTGGCCTCGGCAAAGCTAACGTGTTGCTTTACCCAACTATGCAGCGTGTCTTGATTAACTTTAATGACAGCAGAAAATGATTCAAAAGACAGACCTTCGCTCATGTGAGCAATCAGCATGTCATCATACTCTGGTTTATAAGATGAAGGCCTTCCATTTTTCTTTGGTTGAACCTGTTGTGAAATAACTTGAGGCGCTTTTGTGTCGATAGCTTTTTTCTTACTCATATCGTCACGCTATTACTTTTTATTACTTGAAATAAAGTATTACTTTTTATTACTATTCTGACCATGAGCAACACAGAATTATTGATCAAATCAGAGCCAAAGACAGAACGAATGATGTTAGCAATCGATAAAGAGACCAAGGAAGCGCTTGATAAGCTGAAGTATCAGCACAGCGTTGATGTTCCTGAAATGGTTAGAAGGTTGCTAAAGAAGACTTTAAAAGAGCTTGGCCTTATATAAGTTACTTTTCAAACTCAGTTAATTCAATTTCTATAAAGTATTTAGGATCATCAGTGGGAGCTCTTCTGGAACCATCATGTGAGCATATATTTGTGTCATTTAGGATGATTCCCACGTTTTGAAGCACGTCTTGAGGTAATTCATATAGGTTTGACAGGTCTGGGAGCTTTTGGTTTCTTGCTCCCTTTTTAGTGAAATAGACAGTTTTTGGGAAAAAGAAGGTGAATTTAGCATTCAGGTCTTTGGTTATAGGCTCATCTATTCGCTGTTTAAGCTTCTCTAGAGTGAGTCTTGAGGTCATTTCTTTGGCAACATAGGAGGCTTTATCAGAGGCTCCTATGAAAAATCTGCTTGTTTTGCGGTTTCTTCTTACCGTCTTTTCATTCTTTTTCGAAGAATGCCTGGATATTTCAAAGCGGCATTTAAACAGTAAAGCTGACATAACCAAGCTGTTCTAGTCGTTTAATCATTGCAGCGACTCCGCATTGCTCATCTTGGGCGTTGGGATCATAAACATGGTCTCTGACATATTTCCCATATCCTGAATACTTGCTTGTGCAGCTCCAAAGATAAGGGCTCATCAGGCCTCTTTTAAAGTAACCTGTTCCATTGTATCTTTCAGCAAAATACAGGCATTGGCCAAGGCTCCAGTCTGTGATCTTTTTAGCTCCTTCATACTCAAGCGCATCGATTGCAGCTTGCTCCCATGTAAAGAATGGCCCACGACCAGCTGGCACGTTTACAGTCTTTCTTCCAAGTGGATCTCCATTGTGAAGACAGGTCTTAAGATCAAATGACGCTTCTAGTCCATGGATTGCTCCGATAAGAAACCAAGGAACTCCTGTTTTTAGTTCCACGGCTTTATATTTATCAATGTTTGAAATTAAGTGATTAACATACCATTCACGTCTTGATGAAATCTTCCTATTGTCGCTTAAATAGGCCTGAGAATACATTGTTTCATACCACTTTAGTGATCCTCTGATGATTGCCTCTGGCTCGTCAGGTGACTCTTTAGGAGCTTCTGGAATGGTCTGAGGAGCTTGGCTTGGCTTTGTAAACAGGCTTTTGATTTTGTTTATGATGGATTTAAAGAAACTCATCTGATGGCTCACTTTCTGATTTATCTTAAAGGGGGGATATTTCTTCCACCTTTTACACTTTGACATGATCTTCAGATGAATTTTGGAGCTTCTTTTGGCTTATTTCAAGGCCTTTTTAAATGCCTCTGAAGCCTAGGAAGTTTGTTTTTTGATATGCTTTGATGCAAACAGAGTCGTTTTGATTGCCTCCAAGGATGTAAATATAATCTTCATCTTGATCATGGAAGAATCCAACGTGACCAGAATCAGAGCCCCTTTTCATAACAACAATGCATCCTTTAACTGGTTCTTTGAGCTTCTTTCCCCAATTAAGGTATGATCTGGCCCAAGCGTCTCTTGTTGACCTGACTCCGCATTGCTCAATAACCCAGCAAACAAACGATGAACACCAGGGAGTTGCGTCTTGGTTTGAATTTAGATCTGTTGCTGCATGATAATCTAAGATCCTTTGGTTGTTTTTTAACCCTATGAACTCTTTTTCGCCTATTTCTTCAGATGCTTTTTTATAAAACAGCTCGTAATTTGATGTTTTTGGATGTTCTTGCTGGTCTTGAGGCGGAGCGGGCTGTATTTGCTCTGGCTTTTTCTTGAACATTTCTTTAATTTTGGCAAACATTCTTAATAAAATTGCTTTCACTTACTTCTCCTTGTGTTGCTTTTTCTTTAGGCCCTTCTTCATGGCCTTATATTCGCTTGTGTTTGAGATATGCCTGTATTCTTCCTGGCCGTAACCAAGCTGGTTTTTAACAATTCTCCTGGCATCAGTCAGAGTTAATCCCTTGTCTAAAGCGTCTTTAATGATTTTGATTGCTAGTGAATAACTCAACTTGATCCCCTTCTTTTTATCTTCTCTGCGTGCCTTTTACGGGAAACCTGGACCATATATCTGATCATTGGATGCTGATTCCTGCATTTCCTGGAAATGACGTAATTTGTGAACCCTGCTTTACTCATGGCCATGTCCAGAGACCATTCTTCCCTAATGAATAGGTCATATGTCTCTTTGACCATTTTCTCAAGCCTTGGACTAGTTGAAAACGTCAAAGACTTTGATGACTCTGGTAATAACATATTTTCCCTGCTCTTTTCCTGGTCCTTCGGTTTCATACTTTTCCAGCGCTTCGGCTTTATTCATCACAAAGCATTCAAATTTACCAACTGGATTATAGTATTTTGTCTCTTTTTTGAAGTCCACAGGCCTGTATTGAACGCAATATCTCTTATGCGTGAATATCTTTAACTTGGCCTTAACATCTTCAAGCTCTTTTTTGAGCTCCTCAACGTCCGAAGCCATGTAAACCTGGACAACTAAGGCTGGCGCAAGAATCATGTCTGTGTGAATATCTTCCTTATAAACAAAATACTTCATTTTTTTCGCTCCCATGTCAGTTTTGTGAATCCATATTGTTTAATCTTCTCTAAAAGCTCTGCAAACTCTGACTTAACAATGCCTCCAACAAGGCCCTTGATCATCAGTGTGTCGTCGTCAATCTTGACCAGTGTGCAGACTGAATCGTATTTATCCCCATACTTTTCCATCTCTGGTCCTTTGCGTGCAATGAACGTAATCGGTTCAAGTGTGATCATGTTTTCCTCCGTGAATTTGCTCGGCTCAATATTGAGCTGAGTAAAAGAGCTTTGCGGTGTTAACACTCCGCTTGCGCAGTATCCGTGGACGGACTTGTACTTCGTCGCTTACTCCACAACCCCACACCGCAAGCCCTAAATTATTTATTAAGTAACTCCACAATCTTTCCATCTAAAAATGATTTATACTCTCGCATTTTTTCTAGATCTTTTTGATCCTGATCATCAAGCTGAAACTCACCACTTGTATATAGGTTAATCATCACATCTAGTGCCGCTCTTGCCGCTCTTGCTATTAGAATTCTCATCTATTCCTCCTAAGTTATTCTTCTTTTAATAAACTAAATACGACCGTCTCAGCATCAATCGGATAAACGTCACCAACTTTAAAATACAATACTGGACATTCTTCTGTGGCCCAAAATTCGTTAGTTTCTTTAATAAAAAGACTTAGTGAAACAGTGTCGCCCTTTTGAAAAGCCCTGTCGTTTTTTCTGATCTCAAAAGTCTTAGTTCCAGCTCTTACATTGTTGTAGTGCTCTCGGAGTATCTTTAAACTGTGATTATTCATTTCTCTCCTCGTATTTTCTCTAGTGCTTCTCGTGCTCTAAAGTTCATGCGTTCCATGACTGCGTAGAGTATGTTGTTTCCATACTTCATTGTAGATACGTCGTCCAAAGCCTCGACAGCAATATCAATCTTGGCTTCCAAGTTATCAATAATCCAATCTCTAGACTCTATGTTCTTCTCAAGCTCTTTGATTTTCTCATTGGCTTGTTCTAGTCCGAGGACAAACCCCGCGTCGAAGCCCTGGTTGTGTATCCATTTTCCAGCAACTCTCAGCTTGTCCCCTAGATCAGCACCTGCGCCCTCAAAAAACTCTTGAGGTGCTATCTCGTTTATTCTTTGCTCTGACAGCTCATCTCTCCACCTTAAAGTTTCTTCATTCATAAATCACCTATTCTCTTGCATGGTTTTTAATTTAGCTGTGATGGAGTGCCTTAAAATTGAATCAGTCGTACAAGCTGCAATGTCTATAAGGTCCTCAATATGCTTTTCTATTCCGATAGAATACCCTGCATCGAAGCCATGAGAATAAGAATACCCTGATTTTTCAGGGTCAGTTAAATGATAGTAGCAGTTATCGCTCTCTTCACAAGTACACTCAAGTGACCAAGAGTGACTATCAATTAACTCATCTCGTTTTTTTCTTATTTCTTCATTCATAAATCACCTATGTAAAACCAGAATTTATCGCAAGGATTAAACAGTGCTGTAATTGTGCAGTTATTAAACACAGTCCAAATTGTTGTTCCATTCACACTTTTTACCCAAAGATCCTCAGATAATTTATTATAATAAACGTCGTACTCTTTATGCGGCTCAATCATACCCGAAACTTCACACCTGCAAACGTAACTCATCTCTCAATCCTCTCGTAAACAAAGAACAATAAGAACTCAATCGCAGTCATGCGTCTGTCATGAGCTGCAAATTGAATCACGTTTAAAAAATGCCAGTGGGGATGGAATAAGAATTTGCTAGTTGTCTGGGACTTCAAAGCTTCTCCCTGTCTTGCTATGTCCATGTTTAAATTCTTTTTCTGCCTCGTCTTCTGAATAAAGATACGCACTAAGTATCCACACCTTATCGTTAGGCCACCTATACATCCACTCATAAACTATCTTTGTTTTCTTTGGCTCTTGGTAGAGTTCGAAACAATTCGATGACAATTCCAATCCGACCCCTAACCCGTCAGGGTCAAACCCTATAGCTTCAATATTACTAATTGCTATAACGTTAAACCATTTTACAGTGCCCCAATTTTTATTTTTCACCTTCACAGGCAAAGTCTTGCCTTCTAACAACTCACCTAATGTCATACTACTTCCCAAGCTCTTTAGACTTCTTCGCACCATACTTTAAAAATGCAGCTCTCATCTCTTCATCATCTGACAGAATGATTGCTGTGAATTTTAAGATCTCCTTAACTTGAGCGATTGAGACCTGCTTCTTTAGTCCTTCGCTTAAAGTGATCTTCTTTGCTAGTTCGTTCATGCTTTTCATATAATGTTCTCCTTTTTGTTTTATAGTGACCCTGACCATGACCCTGACCATGACCCTGACCCTGACCATGACCATGACCCTGACCATGACCCTGACCGTGACCCTGACCATGACCATGACCGTGACCATGACCGTGACCCTGGCCATGACCCTGACCGTGACCATGACCATGACCGTGACCCTGACCATGACCCTGACCGTGACCATGACCCTGACCGTGACCGTGACCAGCCTTCTCTAAGAATTGGCTGGTTCATTATTTTTGTTTCCTAATTACTGATGGGATCTCTGTGCAATCAAGCAAAGCTCCTCGGCTTAAAACAACTGGTTTAGTGTAAGGCTCTGCTTCTTTATGCGCCCCAGTCGCTGCAAAATCAGCCCATCGCTCTGTCTCTGGTATCCAAGCCGCCTCGTCAATTAGAAGCTCTTGAGAGTTAATTTTCTTCAGTCTTCCTGTGTAAATCATCGTCACTGTTCTAAACGCATAAACTTTGTCGACTTCAAGAAATGAACTGTCATTTGTGCAAGTCTCATCTTTTGTAAACTCTAAAAGTTTTAAAATTGTTTCTAGTTTTGTCATATAATGTTCTCCTTAATTTTAATTGTTCTCACAATAAATGTTCTTTTATTCTTCCCTGGACCTTGCTTATAAAACTGCTCCATGGCTTCTTTCCTGTTGTTTGCATAGGTTGACCATTTCGAAGGAAGATTAGCCGTTAAATACAAGTCTCTGTAATAAACTAAGTATCTAGACAGGATCTTCACCATAGTTCCATGACCACCAATGCAAGTCCTGCCATGCATGCAATCATCATGAATGTAACCAAAGAGAAGATGATTGCTTCTTGTAATGCCTCAAGGAATATCTTTTTCATATATGCTCCAAAGCAGGAGCTTGATAGTTCCTTGCTAGTCTGATTGTTTTATTTTTACAGTCGTTACATATTACTTCAAGATAACCTTGTGAGCTTGTAATTGTCTTCTGACACCGTTTACATTTACGTGTCCTGCAAGATTTACAAAGACCGCTTGCATGAACAGAATATTTCCCGCATTTGTCGCACGTGGAATACATCTTCAATCCTTAGTTATTAAATTCTGATTTAATTACAAATAAACCTTTTGATGATGTTGTTGCAAGAAAATAAAAGTCCTGCGGCGTGACAGTAAAATGTCCCAATCTTTCCAAAGGCTTTATTGGAAACTCTTTAACTTCGTTAGTGGGAATAAACGCATATTCAAGGCCAGCTGCGCAGAGCTCAGAGCAGTAAAAGGCTTCTTGGTCTGAAGTATTGAAGTTGTAATCATATTTCTTCCCTACCTGGAGATTCAAATATGGATTGATGAATGATTGATGAAAAGCAAACATGGGTTTTAAGTGACACAAGTGATCCTTTGACAGAATGAACCTCTCTAGGCTTGTCTTCTTAACGCCTTCTTTGATGGCTTCATAGATGTAACCATTGGAGTAAATTGCAGCATGTTTCCATCTTCCAGGAATAAACAGAGCTGTAAGACGATAATTCTCTCTTGAGAGAAGCACGTCACCTTCAGAGATCTCTTTTTTAATTAAGAAATACTGTTCATCAGTGATTAAAGGCTCTGGTTTTCCGATCATTTGAGCAATCTTTTGAATCTGAGTAACAAAGCTAAGGAGAAGCGACTTGATTTTGTTCATAAACCCTCACAATAAAGTAAATAATTACAATTATTGTAAATAGGAATGTCCAGGCTTCAAACTTTATTTTCATAAATCCTCCTAAAATTACTTAGGCTCGACGGCTGTACTCAGACGTGAGCGACCAAACGATAGTGCGGTAGGAACATAAACAGAACGATTAAGTTAGCAAGATTTTTTGATACAGCTATACTTTACCATTGTTTTTGCAATGATCAGTTTCTAGCCCTTCCAAGTTGGTTTCATCGTTAATGACTCGACTAAGTTCCTTGGAGCTTATGGTTTATAAAAGATGTTCGCCTTGCGCTATGCCCTACCTTGTGATCGAAATTCTTATCGTCATCAAGTCGAGTTTGCATAGAGGCCTTTTGGTATTTCAAAAGGCGCCATTCCTGAGCTGGCCTTTCGGCTGTATCAGTTTATTTCACGCTCGAACGTCGTTTAAAAAATTATTGGAAAATAAGAATTGACCTTTGTTGGTCGGTCTAATAAAAAACAAGTTATCACGTTTGTTTTTTATTAGAGGGCTATCGACTAACGGTGGCCATTCTTTTTTCTAGTAATTGAAACTCTTATAAATCAAAGCATGTCACTTGCCAACATTTTTAAATTTTAAAACCAAATCCCACAAACTCTCTGCGCCATTTTGTTTCTTCAATCGCTCTAAACTATCGTAATCAATAGGTTCTTCCTTAGATATATAATACGTCACTTCTGCTTTTGGTTGTCTCTTCATGCCCTCTGTTGCAAGGTCAACTGGCTTTCCTGTTGAGATCGAAACTCCAACGACAGAGCGAAGATCATCGGTTTTAAGATTCTTCCAATACTTAAACCCAGATTCAATATTCTGCTTGGTGTATCTTTTTTCACCAAAAGTCTCAGATAATTTATAGACCAGCGCGTTGTATTCTTGCCAATTCATATTTCTTACCTTATCGTTAAAGAGCATTGTCCTTAAGATTTAGTTCTTCTATCTTGAGCCCTGGGTTTTTCATTTTTTTTCCCAAGGGCTCTTTTTTTACCAGATGTTAATATTATTTCGAAGCGTTTGCGTATTTAATATACTGATAAACCGAAGTCTTTGCGATTCCATATTTTTTGGCCAGCTCTGAAACACGTATTCCTTTTCTAGCATCATCAACAAGGCTTTTTCTTTGCTCGTGTGTAAGATGCTTTCCTGGTTTTCTCCTCATCTTTTTTGTTTCATTTTCTTCAGCAACAACTGAAGTCGCCTTTGATGGCTTCTGCTCCTTGGCGTATAACAACTCAAGAATAAATTTTAGAAGCATTTCTGCTTGTGCTTTGTCCATTTGTACCTTCTTTCTTTTTTAGTTTAGGACTTCTTCTGTATTTAATGGTTCTGGAAGCTTTAGATATTTCCTTAAAACAAGCATCAGCTCTTCACCAGCTGCATTTCGCTCATCAGCCTTGTCTAAGTAATCATGAAGGTGAAGAAGCGTATCAGAATCAACCTGACTCAAGGTCTTTCCCTTGTTCTTTCCAAGTTTGATCATGTAATTGCCCAAATCTGAGGATGGAACAGCAGCTGCTTTGCTTTGTGCCTCTTGTGAAGTCGCTACAGCCTTTCTGACGGGTTTTTTGGGAGCTTCCGAAGCTTCATTGCCATCGTCGTCTTCATCGCTCACAATGCCAAGTAAGGCGCTTATAGAGTATCTTCTGGCATAAGTCAGAGCTGATCCCATCGATTGCATGTCATTTTTCACCAAAAGCAGCTTCATTTTGCTGGAAATTGACTGGCCTGATGAATGCAAAAGCACTGTTGTCAGAATTACATCTCCTTCAAAATCACTTAATGTCTGTGTGACGGCTAGATTGTTGTCAGTTAATGGCTTCTTTATCGACTCCCAAATTGAGGTCAATGTTGCATATTTGTTTCTGAAATGAGGATTCTGCTTGTCAAAAGCCACCGTTTTTAGGCTTGCCTGAAACTTAATCAAGCTTGTTATGAGATCTTTGTTCTCTTCCATTTTATGTCCTTTTTTTGCATTCTTCGCATTCGCAAATCCAAAAACCAGCCCTTCTTAAAAGAAAGATCGATTCCTTTGTGAAATGCTCATGCAAATTTAGTTTGTATTCTTCTTGCTTCTTAACTGTTGCTGGCCACTCTAGGAAGTCATAACTCGCCTCAATAATTTCCTCATCTAAACGAAAAGCCTCATTTGGCGTTTGTGTATCATAATAACCACGCTGGAAATTGTACTCGTACTCAGGATCTTTCTCATCTGGCGCTCTAGACATGACAATAGCCCCTTATTTTTCAAAGGACTTTACTCTTTATTTTCTGTGTTTCAATGCTGACGTTTCATTTTGAGAATATTACAAAAGTGTATAGAAATTATACAAAGTGACGTTTTTGGCGCATTATAGGCTTTATAATGTGAAAAAACAGGCTCTTCCATAAGCCTATAAGCGCCGTCCTTGGCCTAAGCTCCCTTGAAATTAGCATTGATGCTAATTGTTCCAACTCCGCTGGATTGAACTAACTTGATTCTGATCCAATTAGCCCCAACATAACCAGATGAAGGAATTGGAATAAAAAATACTCCCGTTGACGTTAAGCTGACAGGAGCCTGGTATTGAAACCAATTCACAATGCTTGCCCCAGTCTCATCATTTGGATTACCTTCATCACAGCTCATTTGAACCTCAATAGACCCAGCCATTGAGCTCCCTGATAGAACATATTGAACTGTCCCAACAACCATATGGCGAATGTCCACAATGTCAGAGTAAACTGTTGAGCTCCCTGCTAATGTTTGCTTATCAAATACTAATGAATTGATTCTTTTCATTATTTACACCGTTTCTGAGCTTCTGCTTCAAGCTCTTTCTCGTATTTCTTTATTTCAACATAATCACTAGCTGTCACACACACCATTGGCTGTTTTGCAGCTTCTGAAATACTCATGAATGTTTCTTTGCTCTGATCCTTGTTGTTAACACCGTAAAAATATAAATTCCCAATCTTCTCATCTGTCATCAAAGTGTATAAGTAAACAGAAGGATATTCTGGGATCTTTGAGCATCCACTAAGTATTAGTGCCGCGAATAAAATCTTTAAACGCATCTTTTTTCTCCTGCTCTGTTTTAGTTTGATCATTTTGGATCTCTTTAAACTTCTGAAGCTCTTTTTCTAGTCTGATTGCATTTTGCTTCTTCTTCTCTTGGTTCACAAAATAATCAGAAATATAAGTAAAAACATCCTTAAGGAATCTAGAAATGAACATGTCTAAAATATATTTGTAAATTGAAGTAAGCATGTTGCTCCTTTAAAAAGCCCACCAGGCTTCGATCTGCTGGCGTTTTAAGCCTTTGAAATAGGATCTATTTCGCAAAAGCTTGGTGGGCTAAATTTCTTAGATCTTCTCAATTTGTGCTAGTAAAGCGGCCTTCATTGGCTCTTTTAAAGCAGCAAGTAAAACGTCATCAAGCGGCGTTTCAGTTTTCTTCGCAGCTTCTTCTAAAGCAGGGATTGCAAGAACTTCGATAAGCTCGATTGCTCCAGCTTTGAAATGCTTCTTAATGATCTCTAGTGCTAATGTTTGAACTTCCATGGTATTCTCCTTAGTTATCGCATTGCTGTTGCGAATGCGTTTATTGTCATGCTTCCACTTGTTAACGTGATCTTCAACTTGATTCTTTTATGCATTAAATAAGGCAAATTCAGTCCATAAGTTCCTGGACCTGTTACGTTAATTAAAACATTGTTCAAAAGCGCCCAATTGACTCCCGTATTTGACCAGTAAACTTCGATTGTTCCAATCGCTGAAGCACCAGCAACATCAACTTGAATTGAAACGTGCTTGTATTCTGACTTGTCCATGATCTCACTCTCAGCTGTGCCGAAAAGTAAGGACTCATTTGCAAATAACTGCTTATCAAGTGACGGGTTAGACATTTATTCTCCTAAAGTGTACTTGCTAATTTCCAGAGCTCATCTAGCTGATGAGAAGTCCATCCTAGCAAATATCCAATCTGTGACACAAATTTGTTTGTTCTTATAAAAGCAGTTGAATATTCCCATTCAATTTTTGCCATTGAATGCATCGGCTCAGGAAGTGATGCAATCGCAGCATCGATTGACTCCATTGAAACCCCACTTAAAACCAAAGCTTGTCTGATCTGTCTTGGTGTAACATTTGGAGTCGCCACAACTTCTTCAGGATCAACAGCATAAGGAGCAAGCTTCTCAGCCCACTGCTCCTCTGTGGTTTCATTGGGAAGCTCCAGCTCCCCAACCTTCTGACCTAAATGATTGTAAATATCTCTTTTTGTTCCCATGTTAAACTCTCACATAGTAAATGCGTCCAATAGTTCCATTTTGACCAGTGACACCAGTTCCAACTCCAGATGCTCCAGCTCCGCCAGAAACATTCATAACTAAGGAAGTTGCTGCAACATTGTTCTCGGAGATAAGATTAATAATTCCTCCGCCTCCTCCGCCTCCGCCGCCTTTGTTTCCTCCAGTGATAGGTGTGAATCCTGCGCCACCAACTGCTTTGATTTGACCTGTTCCAGTCAACAGAGGAGTCATAATTACAATAAGTCCGCCGCCGCCTCCGCCAGCGCCGCCAGCAACACCGTCGCCACCTGCTCCGCCGCCGCCAGATCCTCCAGTGATTGAAGTTCCTGCAATGTTTTTTCCTTCGCGTGATCTATCGACGTTTTGAAATGTCTCAACTCCGCCAGCTGCTGCTGTGTTTAAGGTATTAGTTCCACCTAAACCGCCAGCGCCGCCAGATCCAAGGCCTCCCGCGCCGCCAGCGCCACCCAGTGAAGTTGCAGAAGCACCGCCAGCTGATCCAGCCGCAGTTCCACCTGCTCCGCCAGCCGCGCCAGCTGCAAGAGTACCAGCCGCTAGTGCTGTTGTTGCTGAAGTTCCTGATGCATTTAAGCCTGATCGGTCAATGATACCATTATTAACAACAGATGTTCTTGCGAAGATTCTGAATCCATTTGGATAAAGAGTCGCGCCAGCATTGATTGTCAAATTGTCGTAATACATATCTCTTAAAAGAGTCGTGTCTGATGCAATTACAGCATTTCCATCTGTTGCAGCAGGGAAAAATCCTGCATTACCCTTAGTCATCAACTTTCCAAAAGCTTGAAGAATTGTGTCTGTATCAAGAATTGTCCCAGTTCCTTGAACTAAACCAGTTAAAACTTTTGCCAATACAGCAGAGTTTGCAACCACAGTCGCAGCAGCTCCAGGACCAGATCCTGTTACTTCACCAGTTAATGATGTAATTGAGTTTCCTGCTGCTGAGTAATCTGTGACAACTCCAGCGTCGTCTTTGGTTTTCAGCTTCTTTGAAACTGAATCAACGTAAATAGATGTTTGACCTGCTGATGGAGTTGAAACGCTTGCCGTATTTCCAACTTTTATTTCTGCCATATTGATCTCCTAGATAATAATTAAAGTTCCATTAAGTTCTATTTCTAATGTTACAGATGAATCAAGCTCAGTCTCACCTCTTATTAAGGTTTTTCCACTCAAGATTGTCAAATCTGAAGAGACTAATTTTGATTGTTGCTCACCAGCCCACGTATTTATGAGAGTTGTAAGATTGGCAAGAGCATCATAAACAGCGTTTTGGGAAGGAGCTCTGTTTGTAACTCCGTTAACAATTACATCCTCAACTAAGAATGACCAGTCACCGTCTGGGAAAATCCAATCAGAAGAACTTGAAGTTCCTACAGAAAAATAAGCCTTTTTTGCAACTGTATCTATGTAATGATGGCCAATGCCTTCTGGCGCTGTTGTTGGAGCTGTCACCCCTGAAAATATATGTTGTCTCATATTAGCATTTCTCCTTCTAGACCATACAAGAATCTTTCATCGATTCCCATTAAACCATTGTTGTATTCTGCCTTGCACGCCTGAGGCATCATTCCACTAGACATTCCAAGAGGAATTCCATTTTGATCGAAAAGAATGTCCTGGCCATTTGTTAAGTAATTATCAAACATGCTGGCCATAAATAAAGAAACATCGCAAAGTCCGATCCCAGAAGCACTGATGAGCGCCTCTGAGATCTTTCCATCAACTAAGGTTAAAGCCTTTTGTTTTGCCATTAAATCAACTTAATACAGTCATCCATGTCTGTGTTAACTGCTGTTGTTGAAATAGCAATTCCAAGAAATTGATGAATCTGTGCTCCGCCAGCTGAAGTTGGAGGCGTTGCAGTTGCTCCTCCTGCTGTCCCTAGATAGTATCTAGCTCCAACAGTTAAAGATGTAAGAGAATCATTTGCTCCCTCAAAATAAACTGTTGCTGGACTTCCAGATGTTACAACAGCTTTTACAAAGCCATGAGCATCACGTCCATTTGAGTTATCAGCTAAACGAACTCCGCCAGAATGAATATTTACATAATCACCTGCTGATAAATTCTCGGTTGCTGTCAAAACTGCAACATCGGCTCCGATACCTGTAGGCATCATGCTAATGTCTAATTTTCCAGCTCCATCTAATGCTGGAATCTTTCCTGCATCAGCTGCTCCTGTTGATGATTGAAGACCTTCATTCTCTTCAACCTTTCCACTTACTAAGTTCAAAAACTTCTCTGCCATAAATAGCTCCTTTTAAGTTAATTTTATAGGTTCTTGTATTTCAATGTAAACATCATTTGCCGTCAATGCTTTGCCGATCTTAACTCTGTAGCCTGTTGTTGGAGCAACTGATGTTATCGCTCCAAAAGATCCTAAATATAAAAGCTGATTTGTTGAAAATCCAAACGTGTCAGAAACAATCCCAATACACGTTAAAACAACATCAGATCCACTTGCCGCCGCTGACTCTGCTAGACCAATGACCAGACACTTCTCGTAAACCGAAGGATCTCCTACGTAAGCATTTCCATCAGTTGAGTCGATAAAACAGAATTTATTAGCGCTGATGTTCTCGCCAGCAGTCACTGTTACTTTTAATTTACTTGATGAAAGAGCTGCTTCGTTTATTTTCAACTGGACAATGGGACCATTTCCATTAAAGACAGGAAGAATTGCAGGACTTAAGGTCTGGATTTGAGTGATAGTTCCACCTCCAGATCCTCCACCTGATCCTGTTCCTGCTGAAATAGGACTGTAACCATTATCACAGTAACACACTTATTCGCCCTTCTTTACGCCCAAAGCGCCTTCAATCCTTGCCAGGGACTCCCTGACTGAAGCTAGTTGCTCCACAACCTTAGAGTCTAAGGCATCATGTTTAATTTCCATGGATGAGATTCTGTGTTTTAATTCATCAATTTGTCTTTCAAATGCATTTATTCTTCCTTCAAGCCTAACAAGCCACACTATTCCACTTACTAAACTGAGAATTAAACCTAAAATCCATCCAGGAGCTTGATCCATTAAAAACCTACCGAAACGATGTTAATATTAGCTGTTGTCGCTGTAGCTAATGCTCCACCTGTGTGTG